TCATGCCTAGTCTCGTGGGCTCGGAGATGTGTATAAGAGACAGCAGGACGAGCTTAGCATATTTCTTAGTAAAAGTCAATACCAGTAGCATCTTTTGTATCTTAGTAACTTTGTGTGGTGTTTTGGTTGCTTTTACATTCACGCTATCCTATACTTGGCTTCACTAAACAAACAGGAGATATAAAAATGCAACATTACATGACCCAGAATGAAGTAGCAGAACGTATTGGGGTGACACGTCAGACAATTAATAACTGGTTACGCAGTGGTAAATTCCCCGACTGTTGTATTAAGGTTATGGGCCGCCGTTTACCTGGAACATTTGACCGTAATAAAGTTGAAGCGTGGATTAAGGAGAACGTGAAATGATTGGGCGTATGGGTTGTTACTTTGAGAACGGTAAAGTTAAATACTGGTTTAAGTTTGCGTCAGAAATTACCGACAGCGGATTCTATGCAGAAATATGTAAACCTAATCATTTGTCGGAACCGACGCGCATTATTAAGATGCCGGTAGACATGTTAAGTAAATGTCGTTTCTATGATTCTGCGCACGCGTGGTTTGCAGGCGATAAATAAAAGAAACCCCAACGCCAGAACGTCGGGGTTAAAGTACAAATCATCAAAGTAAGCACAAGGATTATACAATGACGAAGTTAATAGTTCCACAGCTACGCCGCCAGAAACACGGCGCTGATTTCTTCGCACCGGTAAAGATGAACCGCGCAATGCGTCGTATGCAGGAAGCCTTAGAACGTGCGGAGAAAAAGAAATGAATATTGTTTTTGCAACGCTGCGTAACACATTCGATAAAAACCCTGTAGCACGTGAAATGCCGCTGGAGCAGTTTGTAGAGTACGTCTGCGATACATCGAAGCGTTTGTCCGTGGACCCGTCGTGGACTAAGGAAGAATACGACGCGGCTAAGATTAAGCAGAAGGCTATTGCTCCTGTTGGCGGTCGCCGTAAGAATGCGATTCTGGAAGACAGTGTGGTTAAGTTCGACTTCGACCATCTCAACCGTACTCAGTACCGCGACCTGACACGCAAATTCAAGAACGCGCCGTTCTTCAATATTCTGCACACAACGGCATCGCATCAGCACGCGTGTAAAAACGGGGATTACGCATTCCGCGTTCTGGTTCCGGCTCGCACTCCGTTTAACTCTAACGATGCGTGGATGGTGCAACGGGCTATTTGTGCAGAGTTAGAAATAGATGAATCGCTGCGTGACCACTGCACAGAAGATGGCAACCGCCTTATCTACCTGCCGCATAAAGAGTCGAAGATAACGGTTACAGAGGGGCGTGTTATCCGTGCCGAGCGGTACATCAAGAAAGCCGAAGAGATGGGGTTGCGTAAACGCGAAGCCAAGACACTTGCTGCCGATGAGCATGGGCTTAACGCAGATATAGCGCATTTCTGCGAAGCCGAGCTTGGGCTTGATGCTTTATCTTCCGGGCGCGGGTACGAAGTGCCATGCCCTAACGAACATCTGCACACAGGCAAAGGCTCCACCAGCATCATGCTAGACGGTAAAGAAGTGCGCTTTGTCTGCCAGCATACAAACAACGGCGCTTGCACCGAGCTTAACCGTAGGCAGCATTTGGCCCTGCGTATGTGTGGTCTACCTGACGAGCTTAACGTAGACAAGCAACCTATCAGCGTTAACAGCATTCGCGCGGCTCTGCCTGATTTACCTGATGAAGAGATTGAAGAACTGCACCGCACAGAGAACGAGGAACCTGTAACTTGCACGCTGGAAGACCTTGAAGACGAGCCGGAATTAGAAAAAGAACCTGCATACTCCGTCGTAGATGGTCTTATGCAGACTAACGAATCATTCTACATTTGTGCAAAGTCGCATACCGGTAAGTCAACATTTAGTATGGCGATTGACGCCGCTATTGCTGCCGAAAAAAGATATGCGTTCGGCGGGGCTGAGGTAGCGGAAGGTCATGCGTTTATTTTTGCGGGTGAAGGTGTGCGGTCGTTCGAGCGACATAAAAAATCTTTGCAGATTGCCCTCGGCGATAACTTGGACCGCTTGCACATTATCGATTGTGTTGCGGAGGGATGTAACTTACTCGACGAAGCATGGCGACGTCAGGTGGTGAGAATGATGCGCCGTGTTGCCGGTGAAGAGAAAATTGTAAAGGTTACGTTTGATACCCTGCAAACTTGCATACCTGGCTTTGACGAAAACGACAACAGGTCAATGAAAGAAGCGGCGCAGGCACTTAACGAAATAGCGTCGACGCTTAACGCCGCGGTAGGTGCTATGGTGCACCCGACTAAAAACATCGACGAAACAGTACCGTCGGAAAACGGCATGATGCCGAAGGGTGGAAGTGACTTTCACAACTCCATCGATAACGGGATGTTCCTGCATAAGCCTGACAACGACAATAACTTAGGGATAAACCTGTATCACATAAAGAACCGAAACGGAGAACGGCAGAAAGCCAGAGGATTTGTAATACAGAAGATTCAGATAGCGGAGCCACCGAAAAAGAAAGAGCCAACTCACAACTTCATGGGTCTTCCGGAAGGGTACAGTAGTGATGATGTCCGCGATTTTGACGCAGGAAACCCGCACATCGATGTCTTTGTTAACTTTAACGCCTTCTCTGTCTTCGTGAAGAAAGTAGAAGGTATGACCGACGAACAGAAGGAAGCCGTTAAAGAAAAGGTAGGCCAGTTCGAGAAACTGGACACCAAAGAGGCTACGGTTATTTACGCATTGGGTAAATTGCAGGAGCAGGGCGACGATAAGCGAGGGTTCTCTATGTCGGCTATCGTCAAAGCCGCGAAAGAAGATAGTTATGGCGTACCAATTAACGCCAATAACGACCTTAGAAAGAAACTGGAAGAGATGCACGAGGCTGGGGTTATCGTCTCAGGTCTGGATGGCAACAACAGACCTATACCTAAGCAGTACCGGCTGCCGTGGGGTATAAACGACAACAAAATTCCGAAGACAATATACGAACCGAATGAAATGCTGGTGGTGACAGATGAGGATTTGGAATGAACGCTGAACAGTTAATTGCTGAGTTGAAGCAGTGCGAACAGGAAGATGACGGCCAATTTATTGTTTCTGAGGATTTAATCTGCGGTCTTGTTTCGTTTCTCGAGTGATTATGCGAGAAAGCCGTAGAGGAATGAAAAGAAAGGGGCGTTAAGCCCCTTCACCGAACGCCAGCCACTTGGCGTCTACTTCCAGCACTTCCGCCAGCTTGAACAGCGTCGCCGGGCGGACGTCCTGAGTTACTCCAAGTGCCAGCTGGTTAATCGCGCCCTGGGAAACACCGGCCAGGACCGCCAGACGGCGCTGGGAGATACCGAGTTCTTTACGGCGTTGTTCTACACGGATGCCTAGTTCAGATGGTTGCATGTCAATTACTCCTTAGTCAGTTGATATGTGAATAGTACCATATTAATTATTTTAGAAAAGCCCATTGACATAATGAATAGTTAGCTATTATAGTTAGTGCATACCAAACGAGAGGAGAGAAACAAATGTTAGAGAAATTCTTAGTATTACTGGAACGTTTCGTAGTTGCACATGAACTGATTGCTGCGAACAGTGCGAAACAAGTTGTCGTTGCTGAAACCGCAACAATTGAGCCTAATGTTGTAAAAGAAGCAACAAAAGAAATCCCGGTCGAAGGTGAAGACATCGTCGACACTAAACCGGCAGAAGAAGAGAAGCCGAAACGCAAGCCGCGTAAAGCTAAAGTAGAGGAACCAACGCCAGAGCCGGAAGAAGAGAAGGAAGAGGTAGATTACCAGTCTCTGCGTGACCAGATTCAGGCTATCGACGATGCTATTAACGAAGGTCCTAGCGATGCCGCGTGCGATGATTCAGATGAACTGCTGGAAGAGTTCACCGGCAAGAAGATGAAGATTGCTGCGATTAAAGACGAAGACCTGGCTGAATACCTGGAACGCTTGACAGCAATCAAGAACAAGTATTTCGAAGAAGAATAACTATCTCGCGGCCTTCGGGCCGCTTTAACTGAGGGTCGGAATTATGATTTACCAACTCTACCGCGCCGTAGACAGGCGGGATAACACCGAGGCGTTGTGGCTATTGCGTGCGACGTCAGGTGCGCACCAGATGGAAGAGATGGCATACTTAGGCAAAGTACCACGGCATAAAGATATAGGCCGTCATGTGTCGCAGATTAAACGCACGACTTTCGCCAAACCTGACTTTTATGTCTTCGAGTCGATGTACGGGTGGGCGATGCACTGCGACCATAAGACGCGACATTTAATTGACCAGTGGGAGAGCAGAGTATGATTCTAAAAGAACGCGGTGGTAATAACGATGTGCACGCCCTACTGTCGCCGTCAGGTGCTAAGAAGTGGCTGACGTGCAGTGCATCGCTAGCCTGTGAAAAAGATATTCCTAACACGTCGGGTAAAGCCGCCGTTACAGGGACCGCGTGCCACACCATAGCTGAGGTACATCTCAACGCCTATATTCGCGGAACTGCGCTGCCGTTAGAGCGTGAAGTAGGTGCGTATGTTCTGGATGATGGTAAAGGCCATATTAAGGCGCTAATCAGTCCGATGAAAGGCGCGGTACTGATTACAGCTGACATGATTGAGCAGGTGCGCAAGTACACCGACTACTGCAAAGCTATTATCGATGTAGCGACTTACGCTAAGCTGGAAATGCGCGTCAATCTTACTGAGGTATTGCATCCGGGCTATGAAGGTGTTGAGACGTTCGGAACCGCCGACTTAGTGGCGGTTATAGAAGGCTTTACGGGTGAAAGTAACTCAGCAATGCTCATTATCGGCGACCTTAAAACCGGGAGACATCGCGTCGAAGCGAAAGAAAACAAGCAGCTTATGCTTTACGCTCTCGGTGTTTATCGCCGACTCAAGAGACGCTATAACATCACCATGGTTCGTCTGGCCATCTTCCAGCCGTATGCCGGAGGTGCGTCGGAGTGGGATATCTCGGTTGAAGGTCTGGAACTGTTCGCTAAGTTCGCACAAAAACGCGCGCTGTTGGCTCTTGATGCGTATTTCCGTGGCAAGAAGAACCTGAAAGCGTCGGACTTCAAGCCGTCGGTCGATGGTTGTCAGTGGTGTCGTTTCTCTGAACAGTGCGCCGCGCGTACAAAAACAGTTAACGCGGTACTGGCGGAAGAACTGGAAGACGACTTTGCACTGGAACTGACACCAGAGCAACTCGTATCTGAGTACGAGAAGTTGCCGTTGTTGCGCCAGCACATCGACAAGGTTGAGAAAGCTATGGCGGTCGCGTTGCATTCCGGTAAGAAAGTGCCGGGGTACAAGCTGGTCGAGGGCCGCCCAGGTAATCGTGCGTGGAAAGATGCCGATGCAGTATTCGAGAAGTACGGTACTATGCTGCAAAAGGTAGTGCTCATGACACCGACCGAAGCGGTTAAAGTAATACCGGAAGAAGAACTGAAAGACTTCATCACACGCAAGCGGGGGGCGCCATGCGTCGCAACAGCCGACGACAAACGGCCTGAGTGGAATCGGGTTAGTGAAGAAGATTTGGAATAAAGTGTTGACACCTGAATAGTTAGCTATTATATTTCTAACCACTGGCCGGGCAGTTCCCGGAGTAAACGAAACTTAAAAGCGAGAAATCAAGATGGGTATTAAGCTGAATCTGCGTAAAGTAAACACTGCATGGGTTAATGTATTTGAACGTGCTGCCGACTCTGAGGACAAGAAAACCGGTAAACTGATTAAGGGTAAATATCAGGTTACTGTTCTTATGCAGCCGGACCATCCTCAAATTGATGCGCTTTACGATACCGCTATGGAAGTTGTAACAGAGGCAATCGGGGCTGCTGCTGCTGAGAAATGGATGAAGGCCAACTACGGTGCAGACCACCACGCAGACAAATGCTGCGTCCGCGACCTGGCAATGCGCGACAATCCGATTGAGGATTTTGAAGAAGGTCTGTACTTCCGTGCTACTAACAACCGCCAACCGGTGATTATGACATCGGCTAAAGGTGAAAAACAAACCGAGCCTGATTTCAACATCGACGGGAAGGAAGTAGAAGGGGAGCAGGTTTATAGCGGTTGTGTAGCAAACGTATCTGTAGAATTATGGTGGCACAAAGATTGGAAAAACCTGTGCGCTACCATCCTTGGTATCAAGTATATGGGAGAAGGTAAACGCTTCGGAGGCTCCAGTGTAGTAGCGAGCACCGACGACCTTGAAGACGACGAAGAAGATGACGCACCACGTCGCGAACGTCGTCGCCGTTAATATCTGAATCAATTTAACTAAGGCCCTTCATTGGGCCTTTTTACTAAGGGTCGAAAATAATGAGTTACCTGTTCTTAGACTTTGAAACATTCTCCGAAGCCGATTTAAAGAAAGTCGGTTCCTACGCTTACGCCGAACACCCGTCAACCGAAGTGTTAATCTGTACCTATGCTTTCGATGACGAGCCTGTGCAGGTGTGGGATTGCACGGACGGCAGCGACATGCCGGGGGATTTGCACCGCGTGTTACGCCGTCTGGTGAAGCCAAACAGCCGAATTAAGATGGTGTGGCACAACGGTGGACTTTTCGATAGGCTCATCATGAAGCACTGCTGGGGCTTTGATATTCCGGTAAGCAACACCATTGATACGATGATTTGGGCGTTTCGTCACGCGCTGCCGGGTTCTCTCGATGCGCTGTGCGAAGTGCTGGGCGTATCCGCGGACAACGCGAAAGATAAACGCGGCAAGGCACTGATTCAGCGTTTTTCTAAACCTACGCCGAAGAACTACAAAATCCGCCGTTACACCGCCGAAACACACCCGGACGAGTGGGCGCTATTCATCAAGTACGCCGTGAGCGACATCACTGCGATGCGTGAAGTTTTCCATAAGCTACCGCGGTGGGGTAACTCTGAGTTCGAGGACCGCGTACTGGAACTGGACCAGTTAATCAATGACCGAGGGTTTAAGGTTGACGTCGCGCTGGCGGAAGCCGCGATTGAAGCCGTGGAGAAACATAAAGCGCAGTTACAGGAAGAAGCACAGCGCAAATACGGCGGCTCGCTTACCGGTAAAGACTTCCTTCCGATTCTGCGTGAACTCGCACCCGCGCACCGCATCCACAATGCGCAGAAGTCGACGCTGAATGACCTGCTGGCGGATGATGATTTACCGGACGACGCCCGCACGATTATCGAAATGCGCCTCGGGGCCGCGTCCACGGCGTCAACGAAATATAACCCGCTGCTGTTAGGCCGCTCTTCTGACGACCGACGCCGCGGTTGCATCCAGTACGGTGGGGCAAAGCGTACGTTACGGTTTGCGGGTAAAGGCTTCCAGCCGCAGAACCTGGCGCGCGGGTATTACCATGATGATGATGAACTGGATAAAGGCATTTCAGCGTTACTTAAGGGCCGCGCGCACCGCCGTTTCGATGTAGCCAAGCTGACGGCATCGACGGTTCGTAGCTGCATTATCCCGGAAGCCGGGCATAAGTTTGTCGTTGCCGATTACTCTAACGTTGAAGGCCGCGGTCTCGCGTGGCTGGCGGGGGAAGAAACCGCGTTAGATACGTTCCGTGCTGGGCTGGATATTTACTGCGTAACCGCAGGTAAGATGTTTGGCATGGAGCCGGATTACATTAAGAAAGAACGTAAAGACTTACGGCAGATTGGTAAAGCCTGCGAATTGGGCCTCGGCTACGCAGGCGGTGTAGGTGCTTTCGTTCAGTTTGCTAAGAACCTCGGCCTTGACCTTGTTGATATGGCTAAAACAATGGACGGTACTTTCCCCGACCACATCTGGGCCGCTACCGCGCGTGGATATGAGTGGGCGCGTATTCAGGAAGCCAAGCGGCCTCCGCGGCCAGGTGAAAAAGATGACCGACCATCATATATTCTTGATAAGAAAGTGTGGCGTACCTGTGACGCTATCAAACGCATGTGGCGTGAGTCCCACCCGGAAACCGTAGCTTTCTGGCGAGATATTGAAGATGCGGCTATGGCAGCTATTCGCAATCCAGGTAAAGAGTTCACCGCAGGGCCGCGGGGAGTTAAGTTTTCGCGTAACGTGGAGACAGACAACAACGGCAACAAAGTCGCCGGTTGGTGGTTGCGTATGACGCTGCCGTCGGGTCGTGTTATGTCTTATCCGGGTGTTGGGTTAAGCGTGTCGAAAGAGACAGACGAAGATGGAAAAGTGTCTACTAACGTCCGCATCAAGTATCAGGGTGAAAATCAGCTAACCCGTCAGTGGGGCTTTCAGTACACCTACTCCGGTAAACTGGTGGAAAACTGCACGCAGGCGCTGTGCCGTGATTTGCTGGCTAATGCGCTGCTGAACGTAGAGGCAAACGGCTACCCGATTGTACTTCATGTTCACGATGAGATTATCTGCGAGACGCCAGATTTACCGGAATACAATGTTGCAGAGCTTGAGCGGTTGATGTGCGAATTACCGGAGTGGGCAGAGGGGTTCCCTCTTGTGGCGGAAGGTGCGGAGATGAAGCGCTATGCTAAGTAAACTGATTATCGCGGTACTGGCGGGATTTGCCGCCGGTGTCTACTGTCACGAGGGCCAATACGGCATGATTGTCGCCGTACTGGGCATGTTCATCGCAATTTATCTGTGGGTGCTGGAATGAAAATTTACTGGTTTTATGAAGAAGACTGCCGAATCTGTCCGCGCTGTGGTATTGAGCATACAAAACGAGAGGGGTGCGTATTATGAGCAACAAACCATTTAGTAAGAAACTAGCTGCGTTGGTGGATATGCCAGAATGGGAATTTATCATGGTAATGGGTGATGGGTTCTTTAGTGACGTTTGTGCCGGGTGTACGCACAAAGGCGTTTACTATTCAGAACACGACATCTATCAAGCGTACTTCCTGCGTAACCCGGATGCGGAGCCTTTGCTGTGACCCCGGAAGGAAAAATACAGAAATACGCAAAAGAGCGATTCGAGGCCATTGGTGGCCTCGTTCGTAAACTTTCCTACGAGGGGCGCTCCGGCGCTCCTGACCTGCTGGTAATTCTCCCCGGCGGCATCATCTGGTTCGTCGAGGTTAAGAAAGACGAAAGCACGAAGCCTGACCCGCACCAGTTACGAGAGCACGAGCGGATGCGCAAACGTGGTGCAAATGTTTTTGTCGTTGGTTCGTTCAAACAGGTTGACGACCTAATAGCGAACTACTATAGTTAGTCCTACACCAACAATATAAGGAATTGAGAAATGAAACACGAATATGACCGCAAACCAGCACGTGACATCGTACCGGGCGACATGATTTTCAACGTTAAGACCCGTCGTCCTGTTGCCGTTGATACAGTGTTCGTAGAGTCGAACGGCAAACTGGTTATCGAAGACGTAACAGGTAACGTTACGGCGTTCGGGCGTAAAGAGTTAGTTCTGGTGGCCAAATGAACTATTACAATGAATGGGATAAAGGTGCAGCCGCGTGGCTGCGTGAATTAATAAAACAGGGTCACATACCTTTTGGAGTTGTAGATGAAAGAAGCATTACCGAAGTTAAGCCAGAAGACCTTGACGGGTTCACCCAGTGTCATTTTTTTCGCTGGCATCGGCGGCTGGCCTCTCGCGCTCAGACTTGCGGGAGTTTCGGAAGATACGCCTCTCTGGACGGGAAGCCCGCCTTGCCAACCGTTTAGCGCGGCAGGAAAACAACTCGGACAGTTCGACCCGAGACACCTCGCGCCAGTCTTCCTCGACCTCATCAGCGAGTGCCACCCTCCAGTCCTCTTTGGGGAACAGGTTGCGCCAGCAATTGCAAAATCGTGGATGTGCGATTTACAAACTCACCTGGAAGGAGAAGACTACGCCGTCGGGTTTGCCGTACTCCCAGCTTGTAGCGTCGGCGCTCCGCATAAAAGAGAACGACTCTTCTTTGGTGCGTACCAACTGGCCGACACCGACAGCGAACGATCACAAAGGGAGCGGAGAGACAGTGATTCGCAAGGACGGGAAGGACAGAACATTCGACAGGCTGGACTACTCAACAGAGCAGGGACTGAAAGCGGCATGGGGGACGCCGACGGTTCAGAATTCGCGTCACGGCAGCTACAGCGAGGCGGAAACAAAAAGAGACCCGAACAATCTGCACAATCAATGCTACCTCGTGGGGGCAATCCGAATCGCAGCTTCTGGTCGGATGCTGACTGGCTCGGATGCAGGGATGGAAAGTTCCGGCCAGTTGAACCCGGCACATTCCCGCTGGCTAATGGGATACCCGCCAGAGTGGGACGATTGCGCGGTTACGGCAATGCCATCGTCCCGCAAGTAGCCGCTGAATTTATAAAGGCGTTCATGGGGGCTGTAAATGAGTAAGTTTCAAAGGCGCGAGTACCAGAAGCTCATTACCTCGTTCATGTTGCGGCACCATCGCTGCAACATATGGGCAAGCATGGGTGCCGGGAAGACTGGCAGCGTACTGTGGACGTTAAACAGACTGTTCCGCAACGGGCAGCTTACGGACGACGACCGCGTGTTAATCCTCGCTCCGTTGCGCGTCGCATCCGGCACATGGCCCGCAGAACAAGAGAAATGGCGATTTCCATGCCTGAGTGTCGTAGATGCAACAGGTAGCGAGAGGCGTCGCATCGCGGCACTGGAGTCAGACGCTAACGTGGTGTGCACAAACTACGAAGTTATCGAGTGGCTGATTGACTACTACGGCAAAGACGACTGGCCTTTTACGGTTATCGTTGCCGATGAAAGCACGAAGCTTAAATCGTTCCGCAGCCGTTCAGGTGGAAGCAAGCGCGCAAAGGCTCTTAGCAAGGTTGCTTTCGGTAAGGTTAAGCGTTTTATCAACCTGACTGGCACACCATCACCGAACGGCCTCAAGGACTTGTGGGGCCAGAACTGGTTTATCGACGCAGGAGAGCGCTTGGGGTCTTCATACACGGCATTCACAGACCGCTGGTTTAACTCGGTACAGAAAGGTAAGTCGGCGATGGCACGCGAGTACCATGCCCGCCCGGGGGCGGATACCGAGATTCACCAGAAGATGAAGGACATTAGTCTCACGATTGACGCCGCCGAGTGGTTCGGATGTGAAGCGCCGATTATCGTACCGGTTGAAATCGACCTGCCGAAGAAAGCACGTCAGGCGTACATCGATATGGAGGAGAAGCTATTCGCGGAGCTGGAGAGCGGGGAAGTTGAAGCGGCTAACGCGGCGGCGAAGACATCTAAGTGCCTTCAGATTGCATCCGGTGCCGTGTATGTGTCAGGGCCGGACGGCGAAGCAACGAAAGACTGGGAGAAAGTGCACGACACGAAACTGGACGCACTGGAGTCCATTGTGGAAGAGTTGCAGGGTGCACCGTTGCTAGTCGCCTATCAGTTCAAGCATGAACTGGAGCGCATCCTTAAACGATTCCCGCAGGCGCAGGCGTTCGCCAAAGGCGCTAAGGGTAATAAGCAGATGGAAGCGTGGAACCGCGGCGAAATCGAAATCTTATGCGTGCATCCTGCGTCGGCGGGCCACGGCCTCAATTTACAGGACGGCGGGCATCATCTGGCGTTTATTTCGCAAGGGTGGAACCTTGAGCACTATTTGCAGGTTGTCGAGCGCATAGGCCCAGTCCGCCAGAAACAGGCAGGCCACGAGCGCCCGGTGTTCCTCTATCATATCGTTGCCAAAGACACTCTTGACGAGGTTGTTGCCGCGCGTACTGATGAGAAGAAATCGGTGCAGGAAGAGTTGCTTAACTACATGAAGAGACGAGGTAAGAAATGATGGGCAGCGAGGAGTTACTACTTAAGGCACATCTGCTGTCACGAGGTTTTGACGCGGACCGTTTACGTGTAGTCTTAGGCCCTGGAGTAGCTACGTTTTACCTGTGGGGATTTGACGGTAGGCTTCGCGGGTACCAGCACTACAAACCACACGCCGAAAAGAACTGCAAGAACCATAAAGACGCGCGGTACTATACCCGAACAACAAGGCCGTGTTTATGGGGACTTGAGTATTTGCCGAGTAGCGGGGTGGTATTTGTTACCGAAAGCATATTTAAAGCTGTTGCTTTGATGAATTGCGGGTTTAATGCAGTTAGCGCATTGGGGTCGAACATACCAGCGGACTTACGGCAGCAAATGTCACTTTTGCCGTATGAATGGGTGTGCGCCGGTGACAATGATAAAGCGGGCTTAAAGTTCAGCAAAACATTCACCAGAGGATTTGTGTCAAATGACCTTGATGAACTTTGTGAAGAAGAAATAACGTATCTTGCGAGGAAATTTACCAGATGAACATCATAGCCCCGATTCCGGCATTACAAAAACGTATCAAGGAACTTGAAGAAGAGGTTCTACGACTACGGCAGCAAAGAGATGCCGCTAATGCGCAACTGGCGTTTGTACTGGAGAAGGTATCAGAAGAGTAGAGAAAAGGCCCCTTTCGGGGCCTTATTTCTACGCACTAAAAGTGTTAACTAAAGTTATCTTACCACCGGGACGTTTATATATGTAACTGTAATTAACGTTAGCAGGGTAGAATATTGTAGAACTACTATAGTTTATGTTAAGTATCGATGCGCTAACCGTAAACTCATTATAAGCACAAACGGCGTATGAGTCTGTTTGACTTGCGGTAAAGTTACATGATGAGCCTATCACGCACCTTGCATCGGAGGATGTGGTTCTGATAGCGGCTTTGTTTTCAGTGCCAGAATCAGAGTTTGTACCCCAGCCATTAAACTCAACTGCATCTATGCTCAATGAGCATCCATCACCCAATACTATTGGATTATTATTTACGCCTCTAATACTGCCAGCAGAAAATAACATAGATGTAGAATTAGTTGCATTAAGGAAGTTATATGTACGTCGGCTAGATGTGCTGTATTCTCCCATGGCAAGTGCATCAAAAGAAGACATAACAAAACCATTAACTTTATCAGCCCTTATAACTGTCATGTTAGTATTCAATGTGGTTGATGCATGAACAAAATGAGCGTTAGATATTTGCACAGATTCTACTTTTCTTACGGAGTTTCCATACAGTGCTAAAATTGGGATAGCTACACCTGATGTATTAGTACTCTCACCTATATATATATTACTTAACGCCGTGTTTATATGATTTGTTGAAGTATCTTGTGGCTCTAAAGCTATAGCGCCGATATCATACCCTCCATTACAAAAGATATTGCTAGCTCGATTGCCACCGGCTGATAACCTTAATGGGCAGCTTCCTCCGTACACTTCCACAGTGTCCAGGACAGAGTCGCTATACACCCGTATGCCACCCCCCGTTGCACGGATTGAGATATCTGATGCATCAGTGGCTTCGCAATAAATATCTCTAAATCTGGCAAGTCCTTGACCGTCGTAGATAAACCACGTATTGAATCTCTTGCCAGTTAACTTCTCGTAGTACCAACCGGCACCACGAGTATGCAGTATGGCGTGGTTGCACCGCCACTCACCGTCGAACTGGATGTTTTCAAACTTAATACTATCTTGCCCATCATTAGTGTCACCAGAGCCAAAAATATAGTTCTGACCATCGTTCAACGGTTTTATTACTGTAGTACCTGAGTACGCCTGGTTAGCACCTTGACCTACAAAAGTTAGCCCTTGGGTGTATCCCGGTATGGTACAAGGTGACATCCTAAGCTCACCCTTGGGTAGAACAATGCGTCGTACACCAGCATCTATAGCTTTTAATATCGCGGGTGTTTGGTCGGCAACATGCACGCCGCCGCCGTAATTTTCAATATAGTCAGACACGGGTTCTTTTTTCCAGTTTGCATCGGATGATGGTGTTGCCGGGACTGTAGAACCTGGTGAAATTGGTCCTTTGTATGAATAATATTCGCCATTATGTTCGAATACTTGAAGTGTAGAAGTGAAAGAAGCACCAGAACCGAAAGAACCTGTTGGTACAAATGGATGTAAATCCTTTTGCTGGGTTCCTGTTTGATTAATAGTATCTTGCACCGTAGCGCCTGAGGTAGTCCCTATCATACCAGCCCCACTACTGGAAGCTAAATCACTACGTAAGGCGGCCTCTGTCACAGGCATCCAAGCCTCATCGGAAACGCCGCCGGTGGTTAGAGGGGTCGACGCCGCAGGCACAACCTTCGGCAGCGCGCCTTTCCACGCGTAATAGTTACCATCGCCACCATCGGAAATAGGCCATAAAACCGCTAAATCTGCGTCATTAACACCCAGCGTACCTCCAGTGGCGAACGTAAATGCCGCCGGGCGGAAGCCCACGTCACGTAACACGGCAGGTAGTGTCTTTTGGGTCTGCCCTGTAACCGCATTGGTCGCATAATCAATATCAGCACCGCCAGCGACACCGCCGGACTTGCCGGTGATAACCTCAGCTTCAAAAATCTGGTGTTTCTTGGCGGTTTGTAAATCCGCCAGGCTTAAAACGTCACCGCATCCGCTTGACATATAGAGTCCTCTTTAATTAAAACCATTGCTGAATCCGTCGGAGAAACCGCTGCCGTATGGCGCGACGCCGTCGTATTTATAGAATCCGTCATCATAGTTGTAGCCCGTAATCTTGACCGTGCGGTCGTCGCCCGGGTCGATTGAAGAAACAACTATCTTCTGAGCATTATGCCTTGCTTCGTTGCCGAATGAAAACTCAGTTTTTAGCGCACTATTCCCTGTGTAGATTGCCTCCTCCGGCGCAGAGAGCATAATCACTTCGCGGTCGTGGCTTCCTTTGATAACGGAGATACTCTGCACCGAGCCATCGCGCTTCTTAAGAATGATGGAGTGGTCATCGCCAGGAGTAAACGTAACAGGCTGGGATAACGTAAGTGTAAGCCCATTAACGGCAACAATATAGCCGTCCTGTGGTGCAATACGTGAACCTTTAACTACACTAATTACGCCGCCTGGGGTAGCGAGAGCGCCTTCTTCCGTAGCTTCGAACTCTACGACAACTTTACTTAACGTGTTGCGCTGATAGCGACGCCACGCCAGCCAATATGCCTGTTGGTAGTTGCGCACGCCCTTCGATTCGTACTCCTCCGTATTTGCACCGAGTTCTTCCGGGATATAAATCGTTTCCTGTACATTCGTATCCGGGTCGATGTACGAGAACGACAGGCTATCGTAGGTCGTAGAATCGTTGAACGTGCGGGTCCATTTCTCCGTACCGGTAGTTTTGCTGCGGTGGGTGAACACCATTTCAGGCCCCGCAACCGGACGGTCAAACCGCAACATAATATCCGCGCCTTTACGGTATGCGGTACAGAAAACGGCTTCCGCTATGGTCTGAACAATGTCCTGCATCGTGGTGTCGTAGTCGTCGAACGTGTAGCAGAATTGCCCCGCTAATTCACTTCCGAAATACGACTCAATTTCTTCCTGCACAGCAAGCAACTTATCCATGTTTACCGTTGTCAGTTTCAGATTACCAACCGCTGGGTCTCGGGCCAGTCGGATTAGCGACTGCACTGCCTGAGTGTTCGGAGTCATTACCGTATCGAACACCCCATTGCCGAGGTATTTGTAGCACATCTCGGTAGCAATCATGCGTAGTTCCGGGTTGTCGATACTGGCGGCGCGCGGCGTCTGTTTACGTGCGCAATGCACGGTAGTTCGGTTGCCGTAGTGTGGGGTTGTGTCCAGCGACTGCCCGTACAGGTTGATGAAGGTTATCTCGTCACTTACCGTTCCGTCGTAGCCCTTGTCAAAATTAGTTACACGGCGCATACGGGCGCGGAAACGAGATGCTGTCGGCAACTGTCCGTAGATAGACGTACCGACGTAATCCGTATTGTTGCCTGTAATTGTAGCCTGTACCGTGTAAATATCACTCAACGGGTTGCGCTGAGAGTCAATCATCTGGTACTGGAGTTCTACGGTTACGCTGGTGCGGTTATAGCCGCCGTCGTATTTGTATAGGCCGTTCTGCCCGGCTACGTTAGCGAGCACACGGTCAACCTCTCCGCGCACCATGTAATACCAGTCTGTCAGGGATACGTCATAGGTGTTGCTCGGGCCAATAAACGTATCTGAACGCTCTGTTAGGGTGTACGTCTGTCCGCTGGTCAACGCCGTCCAGTTAGACGCACCGTTTACGGCTAATCTTACTTCGAAGTCGTCAACGTATAAAACCTCAAACGAGCCGTTCAGGTTAGTGACATCAGCAACGTCAAAGTTGCTCAGCACCGCGACATCACCGACGCTAAGAAACTCAGAAAAAGCAGAGTCGCCTGACGGGTCATAAATGTAGCCGGTGTTTGAAATACGTTTAGCGGTGCCGTCGGCGCTTGGGTTAGCTCCGATGTCGTTTGGTGCTTTCAGTACAATACCGTCAACGTCGTCGTTGGAGTATGTCACATAGAGTTTCTGGTCAATGACGTCGCCGATTTGTAGTTGGGGAGATGCGGTGTTGTTCGGGGAAGTATACGGCGCGTACACGGCAACAGAAGAACCCGTGATGTCGCTTATAAGGGTGTCGCCTTCTGTGACGCCATCCGCCTCAATATGCAGATGCCCGCGTCCCGCGTCATAGTACGAATACTCCAGCAAAGCACCAGTTGAGTTGAACGCCTTATACGTCTGCATAAGGTCGTTAGGGATTGTCTGCACAGTACCGCAGATGTCATAAGAGCGCTCGTAAGGGCGTGGTTTGTTTGAGCGGTCGGTAAGGCTGTTGTTCGGTGACGTTGTCTGATTGTTAGTCGCCGTGTAGTTGGCGTTAGCGGACATGTTCAGGCCGAACAACTTGGCGATTGGCTTAAGGATAAAACCGAACACCTTACTAACGGCACCAAGCGCCCCGCTACCCGCACCCTCAATAATGTGGTATACCGCGTCTTCGTCTTTAAGCGCATCGAAGTCGTCGGTTACGTCGGTATCATCACCAATCTCACCGAGGTAGACTCGCGCAGGCACGCCGTCGGGAATACGGTTAACGACAAACTCCATCGGCATCCCGACGTGTTTTGTACGGTCGAAAGCGCCGTCGGCGTTTCGCGTGTAGTGCAGGATTATCGCCAAAATTCAATCTCCGTGTACGTGTCTCTGAGATCCGCCAGCCTGTCAAGCCGTACCTGACGGGATGCAAGCTCGCAATGACTCACCATCCCGTCGAAGTAAACTCCTGCGTGCCACACGATACGACCACCACGGCGATACCCCATAAGCACCGCACAGAAGTTTTCAGGCTTATCAATCTTCGTAAGCCCCTTTGTGTTGCGATGACCTTCGTCAAACGCTTCGTTAATTGCCGTAGGGCTTGTGACGTCGAACGCCGGGGTGTCTAACCCGGCGTCCGCGCGGACAATGCGCACGTGATGCCAGCAATTGCGTTTGCGAAAGTCGTAAGGTATGCCCGTGTAGTCGTTAATATTCATGTGGTCAACAGGCCGCGTAATAACGGTATCTCTTTAGGTGTCATCAGTATACCAGTGCTTCGTTGGTTCAGCATAGGTGTACCAACATCTGCAGAGAACTCACCTTTCTCCTGGTTGATGGCCTGCAACTCATACACGACGGGGCCGTCAGCCGGGTAAGACAGGTCGGTGCTGACGTAACGGCGGAATACGAACTTTGGCAACTCAGTATTACTCATCGGGATTTTATCCATCTCATCATCCAGTTGATTGAGGATATCCGGTAAAGTAAACGTGGTCGTCTGGTCCATATCGCTGTTGTTAGCGGCCCCCGACGCTTCCATCGGGGTCGGCTCGAACGTGATTGTTTCGCCCGTCTCCAGTGTTGCCGTAAGTTCCTGCAGCCCGCGCACAAGATAATACGTCTTTGACAGCAACGGGTGGCTGATTTGCAACGTGATGTAATCCATCTCGCCGTCGGGATTTGAAGCCAGCTTACGGCGATAGGCGGCTTCTACTGATTCCTGACTCATTGCATCGGATCCCAAATTCGTGGAAACGTTGATTGTGCGGCGCCGTAGGTTTTAATGAGACATCCCAGCACATCACCATAGCAACCGTACAAATCCGGCAGATTGTTAACAAGGCACTGGTTATCCTCATCCTGGAACGGCGATTTCTCAGCGGTTGCCGTGAAAGTAATCGTCCAGTTAATGCCGTCTTCTGTGGACTCCGCGATGGTGGACGTGATGGTGACTTGATAATCCTCGATACCCATGCCGAAGTCATGCGCCATCCAGAAACTTGACGCACCGCCGTCTACTTTTTCGAGAAACGATAGAAACGCCTGCCGCCCCAGCGCTGAGGTAATCAGGGTTACGCTTATCGGGAACACGTCGTAGTACGTGTCACGGCCCTGACGCACCCCGACGCAGGCTAAATCGACACTCCAGACGTTGTTGCGTCTGGTCATCGAGTAGCCTTTTGATACGATAGGCTTAAGGCTACGTGGGAAATATAAGTCAGTCATTATTTGAACCCCGGCGCATTTCTTGTGGCCTTGCGGGCCTTGCTAATCTTACTGTTGCTGTTCTGCAAAGACGCGGCAACCTGTTCTTCAATGATGATTCGCAAACGGCCTTCATCATCTTGTTCGGTGGATACTTTGCCGATTTGAGAACTCGTGTTGTTTACGATAGTAACATTAGACGGGCCGGAAGAAGACCCGTTTTGCCCCATAATTTCTTTCATCTGCTGCGCGGTGCGCACACGCGATGCACCCGCCGGCATGATAACCTCAGGTTTATCGCGTTCCGTGATGGTGGAAGCCTGCCCCGCGGACAACTGACCACCCTGTTCACGTGCGGATCTGATAGCTGAAATCTGCGCCATACCTGCCCCAACGGCAGCGGCAGCGGCTACAGGGGCCAGGAACGGGCCAACTACAGGGATAGCAGCCGTTGACTTGTACGCCTCAATAGCTGCGGTGTACGTGGCGATAGTGGCCTGTACGATAGCGAATGCCTTATACGCACCAGAGGCCTCGCCCAACGCAGACCCGATATTTGAGGCCATGTTACCAAAGGCGGTTGCCGTTGCGTCGGCGCGCTTCGTAGCATACTGCTCATTGATAGCGTTAAGTGCCGCCTGATACTGTTCCTCTTTAATCAGCCCCTGTTCGCGGTATTTATCGGCGACAGCCAGTTTCTGCTGTTCCTGGATATCGAGAAGCTCAAGCTCAGTGGCGTTCTGGCCCATAATCTGGGCCATGAAGTCGTCGCCTTTCTGCTGCTTTTCCTGGGCTTCTTTCTGGCGTTTATCCAGTTCATCTTGCCGTTTTTGCCCTGCTTCAAGGACGATAGCCGTTTTAGCTTGTTCGTATTCTTTCAGAGACAACGCGCCCTGGCCGTAGAACTCTTTTGCCTTAGCCAGTTTCTGCTGTTCCTGAGCGTCAATAGCCTTTAACTCGTCGTTGTTCTGACGAGCCAAAGTGTCGAGGTAATCCTGCGCCTGTTTACGTAATTGCTCCGCTTTCTTAGCGGCAGCTTTCGCGTCTTTGTCGTTGGTGTTTCCCGCCCCACCAGTTCCACCCTTGTTATTAACAAGGCTGGCTAAGTCAATCTCTTGCTTCTTGCGCTCATTATACTGCTTGCGTTGCTCCTCAATTTCTTTCTTACGCTGCTTAGACCTGTTGGTAATGGCCTGTGATTCTGCCTCTGCGCGTTTTATGCTGGCGGCGTATGCGGCGTCGGCTTCTGCAGTCAGGTTTTTAAATGTGAGCGCTGCCGTTTTGCTCGGGTCAAACACGTCGGCAAGGGTCTGCCCTAGCGCTACGGCATAATCGTCAATGCGCTGGAACCACGCGATAACCTCGTGGAATGTCTGCTGGATGTCGGGCAACCACTCACGGATAGCGTCAGGTATGGTACCCAGCGAGTCGGACATATCCGCGGATTTGTCCTCGGTGTCAAATGCCAGGTCGTTCAAGGCGTCGGAGATAAACTTGAACGACTCATTGAACAGTGTCACCCAATCCTGCAGCGTGGCTGCTATCTCATTAGACGCAATGGCGTCGGTGAGCGCCGTGATGGCATCTTCCGCTGTTGCTGCTTGTTCACCTACCGCGTCGCCAAAACCGGATTGCGCTACCGCAAGAACAAGGCCGTCGAAAGAGTCAGCGAGGCTCGATAACTGGCCGTCTAACGTCTTAGAGCGCGTCTCCATCGCCCCGGCGAAATCCGTGTTGCCGATGTTCAGAAGGTATTTCTGAATCTCTTCGGAGTTCTTTTTAACAGTAGTCGTTACGCCGCGGAACGTGAACGACACTGTATCTGCCTGTTGGGAGGACTTGATGCCGAACTCTTTTAGGCGCTCAAACTCAAAGGTACTGGCGTCCGCCACAGCCTCAATCATTTGATTAAGGTCTTTACCCATAGCCGCGGCGGTGTTGCCATAGGAGATTAACGCTTCTTTGCTGGGGTTCAGGCCCAGGGCCACAAGTTTAGTAAAGCCTTCCACCGCCTGGTTAAGCCCGTATGGGGTTTCTTTTGCGAATTGTTGCAGGACGCTGAAAGCCTTAGCCGCGTTCTCCGCGCTCCCGGTCATCGTGATGAGTCCGGAATTTAGCTTGTCGAAGTTGCGCTGAGAGTCCACCAGCGCGCTGAACACCTGCTTAGCGGTTTCCAGACTGACAACGGCGGCTGCTGCGGCCCCCGCCGCCTTAGTAAGCCCGTTCAGTTGTGATGTGGTTTTATCGACGCCGGTCGATGATACTCGTACTATCAAACTAGCGGTATCAGCCATGATTTCTACCTTCAAAGATTGCTTCTAAGCCCATGATAATGTCTATCTCGAACAGGCTAAGCTGCTTTTGCGTAACATCGAGATAGGCTTTCAGGTCTTGCCACGTAACGGATTCTCTTGCAAACAATACTACAGCGTCCTCGCGCACGTGTCGCGTAAACTTAATGTCGCAATACGTCTCAAAGGTGGATATAAAAAGGGGCGGGCATTCCGGCCCACCCCGTCGCGCTGCACGTTTTTTCTTATCGATTACACCCATCGCGATAAGCGCCTGTTCGTGTCCGTCAGCTATAGAATCAAACTCTCTGATTTTATGCTTATCAACGAACTCGTAGGTGGCGAACCTGTACAGCGCGTCTACTTTTCCTGTAATGCTTTACGTTCAGCGTTATGAAACGCCGCTACCTGTGTGCCTAATGCTTTGAACTGATCGAGCAATTTGTTAAACGCTTCCTTAGAGAATGGCTCGTCAAAGCTCCAGCCGTTTACGACTTCTGCCGCGAGTTGCCGGTTGAGGTCTTCCGCCAGTTCGTTAACCGCCAGGTTATATTCAGTATAGTCGCCGGTTTCTTTGGCGGCTTTTTCCAGTTCTTCGAAACGCGCCAACCCACGGCGGTACGCAATAATGAAAGCACGCCCGGCTTTAACGGCGGCATCCGCATCCGTATTTACAACGTTAAGCCACTCTCCTGAGTCTTCACCATTCGGCAGCGTAATCGGCATCTTCTTGCCTACCAGTGCTTTCTCTTCGAAATAAAAATCAGAAAGTTTCATTCTTTAATCCTTTGGTTAAGAGGTTACAGGTTAACGATAAATGCGCCAGACGGGAACCACCCGCTTTTCGTGTGCGACACTAGGCGCAAACTTATTCTAGCACACTACTTGCGCGCCCCAATATAATAGGGTACTATTCACTTACACCAACAATGAAGGGGTTTAAAATGTCAAGTTTACCAGTTTCCTTAATTCTGTTTGCACTGCTCGCCTATTTCGCACCTTTCCTGGTTGCATACTTCCGTAACCATAAAGCGAAGTTAGCGATATTCATGGCTAACCTGTTTCTCGGATGGGTTCTGCTGCCGTGGGTGTTTATTTTAATCTGGGCGTGCAACTCGAATGTTAACGAGAAGTGAGCTAGTATAGGACAAATCCTAAACACGAGGACGTAAGCATGGCCCGGAAGAAAATAACCGACGAACAGTTACAGGAAGAATTGAACGCCGGATTGAGGAATATCGATATAGCCCGTAAATATGGCATCTCAGATCGCGTTATTCGTATCCGTAAAGCGAAGCTGGCTAAGAAAGGCGTAGGGCACGGCCGCGACGTCAGTCATCTTGTACCAGACGGCTACAAGATTAAAGGCACGTCGTCACTGGTGGACGAGTTCGGCAACACTAAGCTGCAATGGGTTAAGACCGACACCGATGCCGAACGTCAGGTAGAGTTGATGAAAGCCGTAATCGAAGGGATGAAGTCGGAGATTACCCCCGTTGCTCCTGTTAAAGCCGTTCGGGCTAAACGCGACGATAAACTACTCAATCTTTACACGGTATCTGATTTCCATCTCGGTATGCTGGCCTGGGCCGATGAAAGCGGCGACGACTGGGATATGAAGATTGCAGAAGACCTGTTCTCCCGCTGGTTCGATGCCGCGTTTCAGAAAGCACCGGATGCGGGAACAGGGGTTATTAACCTGCTTGGGGACCTTGCGCACTTCGATAGTCTGGTTGCCGTTACACCGGCGAGTGGTAATGTTCTTGATGCTGACACCCGTTATCAGAAACTTGTCCGCTACATGATTCGTATGGTCCGCCGTGTTGTTGATATGGCCCTTGTTAAGCATAAAAATGTTCGCTTGCTTATCGTGCAAGGGAACCACGACGAAAGCGGAATGATTTGGTTGGCTGAGATGTTTAGCACGCTGTACGACAACGAGCCGCGTGTGTTCGTCGATACGTCGCCGGATGTTTACAAGATGGTGCGACACGGCAAAACGACTCTGTTCTTTCATCACGGCCATAAGGCGCGATTCGACGCTATCGAACCTGTTATGATTGCCAAGTTCCGTAAAGCGTTCGGCGAGAGTGTTTACAGCTACGCTCACGTGGGCCACCTGCACCACCAGAAGATTGTAGAAAGTCGTAACATGATTGTCGAGCAACACCGCACCCTGGCGGCTAAAGACGCCTACGCCTCTCGCGGCGGATGGATGTCAGGCCGCAGTGCAAACGTAATTACATATAGCGCCGAATATGGCGAGGTTGCGCGTTTAACTATTTCACCGGAGATGCTGGGATGAAAGATATTGTAATTTTCGATTTAGACGGGACATTAGCAGATGGTACACATCGTTTGCACCTGCTGCCGAAAGATAACTACGGCGAAACATGGGCTTGGAGGCCATTTAACATGGCGTGCAAAGATGATGCGCCGATATATGACAACATTCACTTGTGCAACACGCTGTGGCATACCGGGATGACCGTAATCATCCTTACCGGTCGAAGCGACGACGCTGAGGATGGGACTCGTAAATGGTTGCGAGAAAATAACGTTAAGTTTGACACGCTGATAATGCGCAGCAAACACGACAACAGAAAAGACATCGTAATTAAAGAAGAGGTGTTACGTGCTATCGGGCTGGAAAGAATCTTGTGCGCATTCGACGACTCTCCCGCGGTAATAAAGCATTTCCGCGGACTCGGTATAACCACTCACGCGGTTACTGAATACGACTGTAACGGGAACTCTACACACTTAAAACCACACGGGAGCGATAAATAATGGCTAAGGTAATTATTCTTAATGGCCCGGCGGGTTGCGGGAAAGACACACTTGCTATGGCGCTGGTAGAAATGGGCTTTGCGAAGGGAATCACCAGTTTCAAGAATCCAATGTTCAATATCGCTCTGGCGGCATTAGGCCCGGATGCTTACCACGAGTTTATCGACGGCTACGACGACCGGGCACGGAAAGAAAAGTCAGAAGGCTTCCTTAATGGCTTGTCGCGGCGTCAGTTCATGATTGCTATATCTGAGCAATTCATTAAACCGGTACTTGGTAGTGATTATTTCGGTAAGTATCTTGCTGAAAACTTGCCAGACGGCGACGAAGTTTTTGTAGTGTCCGACGGCGGGTTCGCCAGCGAAGTAGCCCCTATCGTCGCCGCGGGTCATGACGTGCGAATCGTTCGCCTCCATCGCGACGGCTATACGTTTGAGGGGGACAGCCGTGGTTATCTGTATGATGTTAGCGGTGTAAAAGATTACGACACCTACATCATACCAGGTGACGTTAAATCGAACGTTATAGACATTGCTTTAAAATTAGGTTTGTAAGAAAAAGGCCCCGAAAGGGGCCTTAGTTTTATGCGTAGGTGATACGCTGGATAACAATAGACGACTGGTACTGGTTGCCCGTAGCCTGGCCTTCAATAGACTGAGTGATTGACTCAGGCCCGCCAATCTCTGGTGTAACCGCTGTAAGTTCTGCACGTTTCAGACTAAAGGACATAGCCCCGTTTACCCCAGCCAGAATAGAGTTAATCTCTACCTGCTGTTCGTTGATAAACTTCTGAATCATCGCCATGTCGTACAGCTTACCGGAGATGGAGAAGGTGTTAGCCGCGCGGCTACGTTCCACAAACGCTACGTTAGTGTTGCCGAGTTCGAACTGCGCAGACGCGCTGTTATCGTTGGTGATGGTCAGGCTGTCGCAACGCAACGGCGTAGACCCATCGAACACAGAAACGTCAACCGAAGAGAACGGCTCGTCACCAAACGTAACGGAAGAGAAGTCGGAACCAGACGGCGGCGTCGCGAGAATCTCCTGGCTGCGCCCGATGAACGGGAAGCTGCCCGTTACCATTGCGTTAACAGCCTGTTCGATGGTAAAACCAGAAACTTCCACGCCTTTGGTTAACGTGTACGCGTCAGTACCGCCGCACTGGCCTTTGTACCAGGTGAGGATAGAGAACGTCTTACACGTGTTGCCGGTTTCCAGCGTGTCGCCAGTTTTAGCCTTACTGGTTTTTGTCTCGGTGGTCAGGGTGTGTTGGATACCTGCACCAGTAACAACCGTAGCCGTTACTGCAGTAACAATAAATGGTTTTGCGTTATCGCCTGTTAAGTCGGTAAACGCGATCAGGTCGCCAACTTCAACGCCGTCAGTGATGAAGCTGCCAGTGGCGCGTGTGAACGTCTTGCCCGCCGGTGCGACGGTAATTGATAGCCCTGTCAGAGATCTACCGGATTGCCACGTAGAGCCTAAAGCCCCCGCCAGCCAGTCGTCCTGGCTTTTCGAGCTAAGCTCAATAGCGTATTCCCCGCTAATCTGCTTGTTACCGGTGCGGATGGACGTAGTTTCACGGCTGCCGTCCAGCTCGTTGGAGGTCAGCGTGTCGCGGGTAATAGCGGGGACGCCACCTGTGTTACGCAACGGCGACCATACCGGGTTAGTCGGTGTTACGCCCGGGGTGACTTCTGCCACATAGAATTGCGCGGTAGTCGCGCCCTTAAAAGGAGTTGTAGCCATATTCACAGCCTCTTGGTGAATGCAATAAAGTTAATTGACAATGGTCGTTTGGCCCATCCGTTTTCTACAATTAGCGGCCCCAGGCTAACCGATTGAACCTCGGCGCAGATGTCGTTACGCGAAAATGACTTACCTGCTTTAAACGCCGTGTTAAGTAAGTCTGCCATTTTATTGATTGGCGCGCTACCTTTCACCGATGCGTAGTTAATGTCTACCTGATAAACACCGGCGCGTTGTTCCGTGAAGAACAAATCCGCCTGTTCCGTATCCGCCAGCAACATGTAACTTGCCAGATACGGGGTATTGGTTGACGTTGGCGCGTCGATATTTTCAAGCGCGACCTTGATGCCGTTGGTGGTTCCGAAGGCTACCAGTGGCACATCGAACGCTTTGGTTAAGTCCTCAAAGTAGCCCATCATTTCACCTTGTTGGCTTCTTCGTTAATGAGTTGCTGGAAGCGGGACACATTTATCCTGACCATGCCTTGTGGGGCCTGTTTCGACCAATGGCCATACTCCAGCCGTTGGGCATACGGTAGGTTATTTGTCAGCGTGAACTCGTGCCAGTCTGTGGCTTTCAGTACGAAACCTGTAGCGTTTCCGATTGCTATGTTTCCTGATTTATCCGTAGCATCTGTAATCCCCGAAGCAGGAATGCCGCCAGACGCCATCCAGTTCATACGAAAGCGACCCGTATCTACCGGACTCGCCTTTATAATAGCGGAAAACAGCTTGATAGACACCTGACGCATCACCTTCTCTGGGTTCTTCTTCGCCTTTTCCACGAACTTAGAGACATCAAGCGCGAAACTCATTTTCTCACCTGAATAAAATATGCCACGACATCATCGTTAACCATCTTCTTCTCAATAGCTACGACAGACCATTGCTCGCCACCGAATTGCACCTTGTCCTCCATCTTAGGAACGACACTGCAATCGGCTTTAACAATCATGTCGCCCGCCTGAATCGTCGTACCATTTACCAGCCCCGCGTTAACAGGAACCGGAACGGCCTTTAACGGCAGCACTTCATCCGCGGACCAGACGTATTCACCGAGAACTTCATCCCACACTTTCGAGCCAGCACGAACCAGAGATACCGTGCTACCGAATTTAGTTAGCAGGCGCGTGCCAACGCCTTGCATACGTTTACTGAAAGCGGTGCTCATCAGGCGGCCTCCAGTCTCGAAATAACCAGTAGCGCAGATGGCGCAGTACCCCATGAGGTTACAGTAGCTGCTTGTGGGTATACTCCGCCGAAGTCACTCCCGGCGCTGTCCCGCATAATCTGAACGGCAAACGTCTGACCTGCGGTCGGGTTAATAACGACGCGAGACTCAATCGGGATTGTAATATCAGCGTTTACCAGTTTAGTAGCTGCTGGCGAGCCGTACTGAGCGCCGTTCAGAAGAATACGCGATAACAGGATAGACGTGCCGCTTGCCCCAGTGCGCCCAGCTTGTAACTTGATGCGAACGGCGTAGTTACCCGCGGTGTTGAATGTAACCAGCCCGGCGGCATTAATCATTACCGGGTCAGATGCGCTACCCTGAGCGGAACCAAAAGTTAACTGCAACGCCGTATCTACCGCGGTAGGCGCTTGTGTTACGGTCGACGCGGCACGGAGAACTTCGACCTCTTTCACCCCAGGAGTGGCGTAAATAGGCGAGTCGGCCATCTGCGTCATTACCTCGCGCAATGCGGCTGGGGTGATAAGACCGGTAGTGTTATCGGGAAGATTTGCACCGATAAGGGTAAACATCTCTGTTTTAGTCTTCGCCATTTTTAACCCCGGTACACGTTAAACGAGAAGCCATTGTTAAGACCACCACACAGTAACGGGCGTAAGGCGTCGTCCGCGGCGGTAATAGCGGTTGTAGCTCCACTGTTGCCGTTGTTGAAGTACGTCACGGTTACTGCGCCCTCTACGCGCTCGGTCTGTACCGCGCGCCCATCTGAGTTAGCTCGTACCTCAGTACCTGCGCCATATGTAACGGCGGCGATTACCTGCGCAAGAATTACCTGCTTAGGGATAACATTGTTTGCTACAGGGAACCCGTTTAACGCAACGCCGGTGCGTGGATACGCCAGAGACTGTTCCGCTGACACCCGACGACCACACATCTGCGGCTCTGCAAGCCCGACATAAGTAGCACCGTTGCGCAAGGCCACCTCTGCTGCGGTATCGTCTTCCGGCAGCTCCAGGCCATAATTAGCCGCTAACGCGCGGGCGTCAGCCAGACTAATGTAACTGTCGGCATTCGGGACGATTGCCCCAGTTTCCACGATTAGCGGCATAGATTATTCCTCTGACTTACGGCGACGACGCTTAGTACCACCGCCGTTGTTGTGCGCTTCTTCGTTGTCCGGTTGCGTTGCAACCAGTTCATCCGCTTCTACAACACCGCGAACCGGCATCACCTGCCCATCAACAACATCAACGTGGGTATACTTTTCGCGGATTACGTAATTATCAGCCATGACCTTTCCTTATTACGGCCCCGAAGGGCCGTTGTATTAAGACACAGTTGCTACAGTGCTGCCGGAGATAATATTACCATATACATCGTGAACAACCACTTTATACGTACCGGAATCGGCGGTAGTGGTCGACGCTTTAGCATAGGTAGCTGCGGTAGCTCCGTCGATGGCGTTGTTGTTCTTATACCACTGGTAGGAATACGGCTCCAGACCGCCAGTTACCGCTACGGTCAGAGTCATTGTCTGCCCTGCTGTAACTGCGGTAGTAGCCGAGAGTGCGGTAGAAAAAGACGCTGGCGAGATATTCGCCATATCGATTTCAACCTGACCATCGGCAGGAGAATCATCAGAAACACCGGTAATACGACGTTTGATTACATCAACCATTTTTAAGCTCCTTTAGCTTACAGTTCCTGCGTTTTTAAGCGCAGTCAATAGATTTGCTACGGTAGTGCGCAGCGCGGTAACATCAGTTCGGAGTTTGTTGTACTCCGCTACAAGGGCGTCGAACTCGATCTTAGTCGGGGCATCCGCAGACTGTGCCCCTTCACCAGCGGTAATGGCGGCTGGTGCGGCTACAGTAGCTGACTTTTTAACGCCACCAACTACGCTGGTAGTAGCAGGCGTGACTGGGATATCAAAGTCGCCGAAGTCAACATTCTGAAGGCTGCGCGGCAAGCCTTTTCCGGTCTTAGCCATAATTTACCTCTTAGTAAATGAAAAGAGGGACCGAAGTCCCTCTCGATTATAGCTTAACCTTAAGCACCGACACCAGTTACCAGGAAGGCAATCGGTACGTGCTTACGGTCAACAACACGGTTCCAGTTGGAGGCGTTCGCCAGGTCCTGCCATGAAGCAGAGCGCGGGGTAGTCTCGGTGCCGTTGCCAGTGATTACTGCGCTGGTGAAGCTGTAACCCAGCGGGTGCAACAGCCAGGTCTTACGGGTCCACAGGGTTTCAATGCCACCGCCGTTACCGCGAGACGCTTCGCGCTCATATTCCAGCGGGTTGGACGGGTTGCCTTCGCCATAACCGATAGCGCCGTTGCCGAAGATGATGGAGATGAACTTACGGCTTGGACCAGTGCCGACCACGGTCATGCTGTCGTCAACAATCACGCGGTAGCCCTGGTAGGTGGCAAACAGGGTGTCGTTGTCGGCGTCTTTGATGAAGTCAATAAGCTGCTGCTTACGCGCCTGCGCATAAACGAAGCTGTGCATAGCAATGGCGCCCAGCACTTCACCACCGTTGCCCATCAGAGCGTCGCCCATAGTCTGGGTAGCGTCGATGAATGCACCCGCGTCGAAGCCCAGAGTAGCGGACACGTCGATAACCATGTCATCCTTCTCGTGGTAAGCATCAGTAGCGGCTACGTTGTCGTTGTACAGACCCAGCGCGGTAGCAATCAGACGGCGTTGTGCCTGGCGCTGCCAGAAGTTATCCAGACGAGAAGCCACGGATTGCAGCGGATTCTGACTGGTCAGTTCGACAGTCAGGTCCGCCTGGCCGAAACCTTCGTTCAGGTACGCAACGCGGGCCATCATCTCACCGGTCTGCACGTTACGCGGGGTAGCGATGTCCTGATACACGTCGTTCGAATAGTTAGGCTCGATAGAGGCATCAATCGCTTTCCAGAAAGGAATGTTGGCGACGTTGGAAGGGCCACGAGCAATCTCTGCGGCGTACGGAGTCGGGGTCAGAATACCGGACTGGAAGAACGCGGTTTTCTCTACCGGGTCCTCGGTCATATAAGACGCCAAGACCGGGATGTTGCTAGTTACGATATCGCCGATAGTGGTAATTGCCATTATTATTTCCTCAGGGCTTTAAGTTGCCGTTCAAATTCGGCAGGGTTCGATTTATACAGAGCTAAACGCTCCGCTTCACTCATGTCTTTAAACGCTGGTGCGGCCCCGCCGCCTTTGCCACCGGAAGCCCCGCCGCCGGAAGCTGCATTTGCTTTAATCAAATGCGAAAACGCTTTGTGTTCGCGCAGATATTTGCGGAACTGTTCCGGGTCAGTCGTGATTACGTTGCCATCTGCACCGACAAACTTAGTAACCACATCATCACCTTCGAACTCAGTCTTAACGAACGGTGCAAGGATGTCCACTGCTTCCGGGGTGATGAAGTCACCTGCGAAAGAGCCTAACACCGCTTTACGTTCGCTGCCGAGGATGCGCTCTGCCATTCTGGAGATGCGGCCATCTTTCTCGGCTAGCACCGGGTCATACTGGCTACGAATCGTTTTTTCGAACTCGTCCATCTTACCAGCGGCTTTTAACGCCTCCTGGTGTGCGCGCTGCCGTTCTTCTTCGGCCTCTTTTGCTTTGCGAGCGGCTTCTTTCTTCTCCGCCAGCAACGCTTCCTGATTGGCCTTAAGCCCGGCGACTTCTTTCTCAATCAGCGCCTGAACTTCTTCAGCGGTGAACATTTTCGGCGCGTCACCGCCACCAGCTTTATCTTCTGCCCCAGCTTCTTCCTGGAACGGATAACGTAAAAAACGATTCATAGTCAGTATGTCCCCTGGACGTTGGAACCCGGGCCACCCGGATTTACATGTCAAGAATAAATTATTCCAACATGCAAGGCAACTATTCCAGAATATTCCTCACGTAATCCTGCAACATGAACACTTTCAGTCTCAGTTGCCGTACACATTCGGCGTTCTGAACGTCGATAGCCAAATCCTCGTCAGCGTCGCTACTTGGCGGCGCCAGTTTGCACGGAGGCTGCATCATCGTCATATCCGGGGATGGAATTTGCGTTTGCGACGGCGCGGGACTTGAGCTGCACGCGCTCAGGGTCAAAAGTGCACACGCTGCGGCCAGGCGTTTTAATGTACTTAACGACTTCACGGGTAATCACCTCTGATTTCGTCTTGCCTTCGTTGTCAGCGGCTGCGGCCTTTGATTCATCCTGCTGCTGCCGTTGTGTTTTCTTCGCTAACTCAGCTTGTGCTTTCTGCTGTTGCTGCGAAACGAGATTCGCCCGGCCTTCGTGCCAGCCGCTGCGATACTGGTGGATGCCGTGTGCGTAAGCCAGGATGATGAAACATGCTCCCGCTACGACAGTTGCTTTAAGATTCATGTTTCTCCTTTCTCGATAAGTAAAGCCCCGCCATAAAGCGGGGCGCTAGTCCTTATCATTTAAACATAGAAACGGCGTAATCTCAGTAAACCAGTTACTTTTTACACAAGCAATAGAGTATGGCCCTTCCGAACGCGTCAGCGTAACTACACTCAGGACTTACGTCCCGCTCCGTTACCTGCCCGCGCCGCGGTCGCTTGTTCATACTTCACAAGCTCAGGTGGAGCTTAGCATATTTTTAGTGAAAAGTCAACTATTCGAATAGTTTATTCCAACATTTACAATTGAGCGGAATAACTGGAATAGGCTAATAAATAGTTTGCACACCCCAACATAATAGGGTACTATTCAGTTATCGAAACGAGGAGGAGTTAAAATGGCTACTACAGTAATTACTTTCCCTGCGTATGTAGGGGCAAAAATATGCAGAGCTAAAAATGATGTGCGCTATTATTTGAATGCTTTTTACATAGACCCGGAGGGATTGATAGTGTCTACGGACGGTCATAGATTGTTCTGCGACAACGTTAAGACAAACGTTGAGAATGCGGTTCTCATAGACATCAAAGGGAGAGAGCCTTCTAAATTTAACTACGCGGAAGTAGACCACGACAACAGCAGCGTTTCTTTCTATGACGATAGTCGTGCGCTTATATGTACACTTCCGGTAGATGTTGTAGACGGAAGGTTTCCTGACTGGAGACGTGTGGCGCACATCACGCCGGGGGCGGTTGACAGCATAGGGTTCACCCTGCGCTACTTGGCGGACGCGCACAAGATTTCTAAGGCATACAAAAATGAAATCGCTCGTTTCGATTTCCAGGACCAAATCAGAGGATGCAAAATATCATTTTCAAACACTGCATTTATGGTGCTAATGCCAGCGCGATTTAAATAAAATTAAGGCCCCATAAGGGGCCTTTTATCATTCTGGCTTAGTAACCTTCGCCGCTTTACTTACCGCATCTACACCATCGGCATCAGTAACCTTAACGAAGTATTCACCAACTGCATTGACCGTCAGAGACAAGGCCTCTTCCGGGGCGTTTACCACTTCCTTACCGTCTTTGTACCAGGTCAGTGTATACGGCGCTTCACCTGCTTTAACTTCGACAGTGAGGGTTGCGCTGCCGTCTACCAGTTCCGCATCTTTCGGTTGCTCGGAGAAATACACATCACCCGCATCAGCCAGATACGGAATCTCATAAAGCATACCTGCCGCAGGAAGTGCGATGCCTGTCTTATCCGCAAACGGCATATCGTCTACTGGTGTACCTAGTACACTTTCATCCTCAATAAATACTACGTTCTCGCCGGAGCCAGACACGCGGGCGTACTGGACTACGCGACGCGACGGTACATCAGTTACTTTGAAAAAGCCCATCATTATTCCCCTTTCAGATAATCAGCGACACGTTTATCGAGTTCCGCCATCTGCTTAAGCGTGAGCGGATTCCCAAAACCATCTACAGATATTACGCGAAACTCTTCCGGCGATATACCGCTGTTACGGAAAATCTTACCGCGAACAGGGCCGAGGGCCTGGTCCTGAAACCACGCCGGTTGTTGTTTGAGGAACTCGTAGTAAGTGGTGTCCGCACTTACCTGAGTACCGCCGTTCGCACCCTTAGCCGCGCGTTTTGCACCTTTATCCAGGAAATCGAACTCGGAACTGATTACGGGCGCAGTGGTCGTTCTGCAGTTAGGATGGAAAGGGGGTCTCGGACCTTTGCTGATTTCGTATTCCTGCCTGTCCAGGCTACGGCATATTGTTGATGTACGGCTGTCGAGTGTGGCGACTATTTCGTATTTCTCAATGATGTCGTCGTTCTGGCGGTACGTCTCGTTACGGGCTTCGTTGGACACATGAGACAGCGCAGTACGTATTACTGTAGCTGCGTTTCGTTCCGAGATGTCTGCCAGTCCGCCAGCGCCGACTACGCTTTTAACAATCTGCCGTGTGGTTTGGCCTTGTACGAAACCCATTTTAACGCCGGTTACAAGGCGCGCGACTTCTGTTTCACCCCAGCCCGACATCAGCTTGGTGAAATCAACTGGTTTGTCGCTTAATGAGAGCGGTTGAAACTCGGCGGCGGCCCACACCTGTTCGGCGGTAGGTGTAACAAATTCCGCATTTACGTTGGCGGTAAGTGTCTTTACGTTCCACTCAGCCTCATACGCTGCCAGTTCCTTAAGGTCTTCTGTCAGCTTTGTCTGCCAGTCACCCGTAAGTCCGGTCAATGCTTCTTCGAGGTCGCGTAACAGTTTATTCAGGCGCGCTGTGCTTCGCCCGTCGTCACCGAATAACAGCACCTGCCGTTTGATTTCATCCCGCATCTCCTGAATAAACGGTGCAAGGTCTTTCACTTCGCCGGATGCGGTGCGTTGCAGCCATATCTGGTGGCTGATTAGCGATGTAAGTAAGCTCATAAGCCCTCCTGTAGTATCGCCAGTGTAACGCATAAAAATAATATTTGCAGACACCAATATAATAGGGTACTATTCGGTTAATTTAAACAGGGGGCATAAAAGTGGAAAAGAAACCATATAAGTCCGGCGGAGATTTCGCAAGAGATGGAAACGGTAGTGTTTTGATGCTGACAAGAACACAGGTAATGAAGCGATTCAAAAAGACATGTAAGAACTTCGGGTGGTCTGGTATGAAGAAATTTTACGTAAATGATTATGGTGATTACTGGACAACATCAGCTTGTTAAATTTAAGGCCCCTCACGGGGCCTTTCTCATTGCGGCGGGTTCTGTTGGTCTTGCGGGTTAGCCGATGCCGGAATATCTCCTTGCACCATCGTAGCATTCGGCAGAGGTGCATCCTCAATAGCGTTCTGAATGTCCTCGTCAGTCCAGTCGGTTACACCGGCCTTACGCAACGCCGCGTAGTAAGCAGTAGCTGGCAGCAAACCGGCGTTAATATCCGCCATCCACTGTGCACGGTCCTGAGCGGTCATCGGTTGCAGGAAGAATTCCATGTTCAGTTTGAACTCAATCTCTGTGCCTTCACGCAACCCTAGCATCGCCGCTACCCAGCGCAACGCATCGGTATACGCCATGCTTACGTTACGTGCGATTGTTGCCATAACTGAGGTGTCAGCGCCGCGTTGCAGGCGGGCCGATTCCGCGGTGATTTGCTGCGTAGGGGTGATAAGCTGCGCCCCAATCTGGATTGCCTGATTCTCTTTATCCAGCATGTTCTGCTTGGCAAGGTTGTTCTCTCCCGCCTGGACCAGAAACGCATTGCCGCCGTAGCCGATGTTATGGCCTGAACGCGACCCCATGCGCACGCCGTGCGGGTTAGCTTCCGCCCACTGTTCCATGCTCATGTTCTCTCCCGGGGCGATGAACAGAGTAGGTTGGCCTACAACGAAGCTGGACTCCTCATTGTCCGCGCTGTTGCGGAAATGTCCGATATTAAGTTCAGCCAACGGCAGCAAAGGTGCGTCGTCGATGGTTGCATCGTTGTTGCTTGCCCCGATGAATGTGAAGGGGATTTTGCCGCGTAACTGTTCGCCGAGTTCCGGGAATATTTCGATTACCTCATCCTGAGCACCACCTTCGGCATCGAAGCGGTAAATGCGCTGACGGTAACGGCCTTCAATAAGGTCAAGGACGCGGTATTGCTCACCGAACTTGGTTTCGAACTCTGCACCAGGTTCTGAGTATTCCCATACCTCACGCAATACAACCATCGTCACGCGGTTCACTGAGCCGATGCGAGTAAGTCGCCAGTTGATGATGTTCTCCGCGGTGTAGAACGCGATGACCGGGTTTAATAGCCCCGCGTTCTGTTCTGCCGCCGTTGCAGCAGCAGTCTCAGGGGCGTCCACCAGCAAACCGCCACGGCCCACCGAGTCAATCTCCATCAGCGTGTCCTGCGCGTGCTGCCACAAGCCGACACCTGAGCCATCCGCGTTGCGTAGCAGGTACTCCATTTCAGGTGGGATAATTTGCTCAGGGTCTTTACGCATAACGCTGCCGACCATCCCCGCCAGGGTACGTTTTGTGAAGTTGTAGCAGATAGCGCCATTCTCGTATTCTTCCTGGCGCTGTGCTGCATATTTAGGGTCCGGCTCGTTCTTCCCGACGTTGCGAAGATAACGGATGAGGTCGCCTTCCAGAGCGTGGCGTACCTTCTGCCATTTATCGAAGTGATGTAGCCATTCCAGGTGTTTTGTCTTAACACCCTGATTCTGACCGTTCATAGTTAACATTGAATAATCCTCTTAAAGTGCGAAAGTCACCGGGACGTTAATAACTGGTTTGCGAATCGGCATTTCGTACGCGATAGGGTATGTGGTTCCATCATTCTGGTGGTCCACGCCCCCGGATTTATCCGGTTCGCCGTTCTTGTCGTAGGCTTGCTGCTCCAGGCATCGCGCCGTAACTGGGCAAGCCTGTTCGTTAATCATGACCATACCAGATTCAAGCGCCTTATTCATCGCAGATACGCGGTCTTTAACCGGTGGGTTTGTCGATTTAGCGCGTACTTCGAAACCGGCCTGCTGTAGCTGGGCGATGTCTGAGGTACTGGCGTTGTTGCTTTTACGGTTTTTGCCGCTGGCGTCCGGGTACATAACGATATAGTGACCCTTACTTTTCCATCGCTCGGTTATAGCCCGCACTACATCGGGGGTATCGAACATATCAACCAACTCGGCGACAGCGTGCCACACCTTCCCGCGTTGCACGTAAACTGTGCTCGCCATGTGGCCTACGTTAAAGTCCTGCCCAATATACAGAGTCTCGCCAGGCTTGATTGTTTCACGACTACTATTTTTCCTGCGGTCGTAAGCGTAGTAGACCGTCCCAGCCGTGAGGTTTACAAACTCGCCGTTAATGTAGGCGTCAATCAACTGACCCGGGTAGGTATCGCGCAATGACTGAACATAATCTTCCGGCAGGAACGGGTTCGACAGGGTGGATGCCTGAATCATCTCGTAGCCAGGATTCTTTTTAACAACCCAGCGGTCATGTACGAAACGGAATCCTTCCGGCGTGGTGAACACGGAAACGGTATTAGCCGGTTTGGGCGTAATAGGTTTATATGTCCGCGGCAACTGGCGGTTACGGGCGATGACTTTGTTCCACGCGTGCTCAGCATGTTCCATGTTAAGGGTGTCCAACTCGTCGATTTTTGCGCGAAAGGACTCGTAACCTACGATTCGTGCTGGATTATCCAATGTACGCAGAACAAAATCCCCAAATTGACTGGATGACGTATAGATTATGTTGTCAGACTTGTTGTATTTGTATCGGATACCCCAGTCCGTCAGCTTTTCTTCCATACGCGGTGCAAGGATGAGGCGCACCAGGTCATAGGTAGGCTCGTACATGGCGATGATAGAATCGCTACCACCTTCCATGCTGTCGAGTAGTGCAGAGTTGCACATAACCTCTGACTTCCCGGTGCCGAAGCCTGCCACGAATGCCGGGAACTTGCAATGCATACCTAGAAATGCGCCTTGTGGCTCCGTCGCCGTGATATTAACGTTCACCGGACACCACCTTAATTGTTACTTCGCTGATTGGCTCGTCGCGTACTTCTTCAGCAACAACTGTTTTATTCAGGCCCAACTTAGCGGCAGCGAACGTAGCGGAGATGCCCGCGGCCCCTGTCTCAGTGAAGTACGCCTCTTCCAGTGCCTGCGCCGTTTCATAGGCTTCTGCAAATGCGGGAATCTCGCGCAGCCATAGTTTAATAATCGGAATAGTGACGCCGATGTGCAAGGCGAAGCGGGCCAGTGATGGCGGTTTATCCTGAATAAGGGGGCGTTCGCCACCCTTAGACGTAGGCACAAGCTCCCACGACGTGCGGTCGAAGAAACGAATCAGTTCGTCGCAATAGTCCGGGTCCCACAACGCGGCGGAATTACGGGATGATTGATAAAGGCTCTGTTTACCGCGCGGGCGTTTACGGCGACGGTTTGCGCTAACAGCTTCTTCATGTGCAGCTTGCACCACCTCAGGCGATGGCTGCTTAAGTTTCAGCTTCATAGAATCCCCTTGCATATGCGTCTGACCATCAGAGCGCACCAGACGCGCCCTACGCGTCTAAAGGGATTATATAAGGGGATTGGGCTGGATGTACAGAAAAGCCCTCCGTAGAGGGCTTGTATCAGTTATATAGGCCGTGTCGTGGTGCTCTTTTACCATCACCGCCGTAATGGTCGTTAGCTACAGCGATAGCCCAGGCGTTCGGGATGATTAGTAGTCTCATTTGAAAAACCACAAAAGGATACCAGCCACTCCTGACACAATCATGCCTAAAAACATAGGCCACCACAGATGGCTAGGAAGACTGTTAAACAAAGTCGGTTGTTTTATCAGCACAACTAAAAAGGCCAGCCAAAACACCAGGTTGCCTGCGGCATCAAGTGCCTTCAAAAACGCAATCATTCTCCACTCTCCCCTTTAGCAATGCGTTGCTCAGTTTTAGTGATGCCCCGGCGCGTGAATAACACCGGGCTTGTCTTAACATGCGTCATCAGACGGTTGTTATAAATTACGTGGCGCTCACAGTCCACGTCTTTGCTGTACTTGGCAATCGTCATCTCGTTGATGCCGGTTTGTCGGCATGTCTCGGCCATCGTGCCAAATTCTTTAATCAGGTTCGGAATGCTGGTAATCATCCTAAGAAATTCCTCGTTGTCCACATCGCATTCGGATATTTGTTATCGCGGTCCTGTACCACGGCAATCACGTTACCGCGCTGCACCAGGCAGAAGTGCCGCTGTTGCCCACCGTTGTAGCGGCGCCATATCGCCTCTTCGATTGCAGCGTTGATGTCACTGAACATAACTACCCCACTATCTCATCACCGAGCCACGCCGTTTCTCTGATATCGTCGACCACACAAGCGGCATGCTCCCGGCTAATTGCAAAAATGTAGAAGCTGAACTTCTTCCCGTCAGCGTCTATGTGGTTAACAGAGTAGGGTTTCCACAGGACGCCATCGATAACTACTGGTTCAGGCGCTTTCATGCCCGTCACCCAAGACTTTGTTCAGGTTGAAGCGGTTAATCAGTTCGCGGCGTGTCTCGTAAAGCGACTCAACCATTTGCTCCGCTACCGAAATTTTAGTATTCAGGACGTGCATCACGTGACCGATGTCTACACCGCCGTTAACAGCCTCTACCATCATCTTTTCGTATTCACGGTCAGTCATTATCGAACCTCTACCCAATCAGTTTTAGCGAACATGATTTCACGGTTAATCGTGACAAACGGCAACATAAAATCCCACTCGATGCGCTTCGCCACTACGTCGTAGCCGCCGTAGTCATCATCAATACGGATAACATCGCCAAGCTCAACGTCTGCAATTAACTTTTTCATTCTTTACGCTCTCCCCACATGCGATTGAGATACTTGTTCTTGTCCGGCCCAGGGAAACTGTTACGTTTCATCAGTTCCTCGCGTGTCGGGAACGGGGTGTGACTAACTTTACGGCCTACTCGTAATGGCCGGCTTGCTGGACTTTGTTAGCTCATTTCTTCTCTCCTGCATAAGCTGCTTTAAGTGCCTGCATCGCCGCGGACCAGAACGCGTCCGACGGGATATTGCTGCCCAGGTTGCTAACGGCAATACGTGCCATCAGTTGTGCGTCTTCAAATGCTTCGGTATCTGTGATTTTCATTTATCATCTCCGTAAAAAGACGCCACTTGCTCAACAATAATCATAAAATCACCCATACTCACGTTAACACTAACCGATTCGTCGCTATCTCCGTCTGTACAAGTTATAAGTAATGTCCCGTCCCGGCACTTCTCTATCTCCATGAAATCGCCCCAGTTATCGGTATGCTTAATCTTAGTCATCATTTCTCTCTACTCCGTTCTCGTTGTCGATGGAGTAAATATAGTAGGGTCGTAGATAATAGTCAACTAGTCATTATAGAAAATAGATAAAAAAAATCCCGGCTAGGTCAGGGCCGGGATAAAACTGGAGAGTAGAGGGATGGAACAGGAGGTGATTTAAGTATCGTCGGATTAGTCTTAGGTGTCAACCTTCGCCGTAACCGACAGACTCGTCAATATCGTCGCGCGATTTAACAGGGTTGGTGAACTCTTGCAGTGCCATATCGGCCTCCATTAGCAAATACGAAAAACTTGGCCTAACCAGAATACTAAACACCTTCGTATTCGTCCATCATTTAACAGCCCTCCCGATAGCCTCTGCCTCCCGCCACGGTTTACCGTCGAACAGCGCCAGACGACCCGCTACGCGACGGCGCAGGCCCAGAACAGGTTCAAGTTTACCGGTCTTAGGGTTGCGCTGGTTAATGAACTGACTCATCTTGTGCCGTAGGGTAGGGATGTCTCCCCGCTGTAGTGCCTTACCCGTCCCTGTCGTAGCCGCAATCACGCCAGTCCCTGCGTTGAACACCAGGTCAACGACGGCATCAAACTGGGCTTGGGTCAGGGAGGGATGTGCGACGTCATCGACTGCTTTCACCGCCCACTGCATATCACGGTTCAGTAACAGAAGTCCCTGGCCTTCGGTAATCTTCTGCCCTTCGTACACATCAGGCCCGGTATGGCCCCAGCCTATAGTCCAGTATTTTTCGTTCTTTGTTGCTTTGTACGCAGTTCCGCGAAACTTTTCCCACGCTTTTTTGAACTGCAATCCATTATCTGAAATATTTCGAGACACGCTTATGTCCTCCGTACGACAGCCACGCCTGACGAATCTGACGCAGCGCGACTAATGTGATTAACGTCTCGGGCAACGTAGGTGACATGCTGCCCTGTAACAGGTGGATACACCCGGCGGCGCAGACAATAGCGGTCAGGATATAGAGCACCCGACCAAATAACCCGTCGTCAACGCTGGGATGATACACATTAAACAGCGATGCGCCACCGATTGCCAGCATACCGCCGAACCAGAATAGCTCATTCATCCGAGCCTCCTCGACGTGCGATGTATTCTCCGGCGACGATGCCAGAAAGGCGGGAATAGATGGGCATCCAGAGGACAGCGATGATAAATCCGAGGCCAGCGATTTCACGCTCCCCGGTAATGCCAAACCATTGGGCGGCAAGAGGCGCACCAAATACGGCGCAAGTGAAGCCGGTTGCGATAAAGCAGAAGCCGTCGATAGGGCCAGAAATAACGGACTTATGTTGTCGTAGTCCGATGACCCCTCCGGCGAGTGCGGCAGCGAGAAGCCAGCCTGTCACTGTTTCGGTAAATTTATCCAAGATGAATCCTCCAGGTGCGTATTAAGTATGCAGTAACTGGAGGATACCACGGGTAGGATTTATCCTAATAGTTGTTTGGTAATAATCTTGCCGCCCGTGTTAGTGTCGAACTTCGAGGCAACGGCCACACCTCCATGTGCTGAATATCCACATTCCATGGCCGCCAGTGCATAAGGAGAACCGGAACCAACGGCGGCAAAGCTATCGGCAACAGGGATAACCGAACTTAGTGCACAATCCCACGATTTATAAAACGCGACTTTATACACTTTTTCTGTATCTTTCACGAACACCAGGGCTTCGAAATCGAAGTCATAGTGTCTGGCCTGGAGGATATACGGACAATCGATAAGCATAGTTCCGACTCCGGCATCGCCAGCCACCCCGATAACAGCAAAATCATTCTCGTATATCTTTGTGTCTGTGTTGTAACAGTTACTCCCGCACACAACACGCGTGTCACATGCCATTGTCTTTCCGTCGAACGCGATAGTCGTCATTTGTGTCTCCAGATGTATTGTCGTCTCTGAGGTTTCGTCGGAATATCCTCGTACCCCAGCGATTTCCAGTAGTTAAATAGTCGATTAGCGATAGCTGCGCGTTCCTGTGTTTTAAACTCACCAAGATTCACGGCCTTCCCGTTCTGGAATCAACAGGCGCGGATAGCTTTACGGCGTTCTTGTATCTCCGGGAACAGCGCGTTACGGCGGCGCTTGTGTATCCGGGTCTTCGCTCTCGGAGACAGCGGAGCGAGGCCGCTTCGTTTCAGGATGTCAGTTGCGAGGCTCATATTCCGAGAATCTCGCGGGCCATTTCTTCTGTAACTTTCGAACAAGGTGCGTACATTACCTGTTCAGCGAATTCACGTAACTTTGCTTCGAGTTTCAGATAAGCGTCATATTCTACGTAATCGCCGTACGCGTACTCAGCCATCTCAGGCTCCGGCAGACCCCACGCGTTTGCCTCGTACCTCTGTACCATCACTCCACCCCTTCCACATGTTCCACAATCTCCGCGAGTTTAAGTATTAACGGACACTTAAACCCTTCTCCAGGGTAGCGTCGGTTTATGTCCGCAAGTAATGCGATAACGGCGGCCTCAAGTTTTGCGTAATCTTCATAGCCAACCCAATCACCTGCATCGTGCGGTCCAATTAAACCGCCTTGTAATAAATATCTCTGCACCATAATCACTTCTCCTGTTTACCAAGTCGCTTAGGTGAGCAGATAGCGCGTACCTCTGAATCGATGGGCTTGTCGCCCTGAAACAGAAAGTGCGCGTTCTCTGCGGCGCGTGCCGCTGACTGGCACGCCTCCATCGAATAGAACGTTTCTGATGCCGCCAGTTGCATCTGGCCTGCGGACAGTACCCAGATGAATAAGACGCTGGTCATTTCTTCAGCCCGCATTTAATGCACATACACGGAAACCCTACTCCGTAAAATTGCCATTCGTGTTCACACTCGCTGGATTTAGTCACGCCGCAATTAATACAAACGGCGGGAGCCTTACCATTAACGAATCTCCAGGTATGGTTGCATTCTTGTGTATCTTCTTTGCGGCAACCAGATTGCTCAGGTCCGTGTTCACCTACTACGTATCGCTGACCACCAGAAATGTAGCCGCCTTTGCGGATAAGTTTGTACGCCTCCACGTCACCGGTAGCGGTAGCCAGTCGTTTTACCAGGTCATCAACTTGCGCTTGAAAGCGCAACGCGTCATTACGATATGCGGACGATTGCCCGGTCATATGTGATATGTGCTCGGATTTCCTAATGTTGTCTTCCTGCAACTCCTTAATCTGTGCAGACGCATCACGTAACTGATTCTTGAGTGACTGTACCTCTTGTGCCAGGTCTTCGCACTGTTGCTTGTATGTGTTGTGCTCCAGGCCGATGTAAGCATCGATTATGACGTTTTCCTCGTCGGTATAGTTACCGCGGCCAGCAATACTACGGTCGATACTCCACCGTTCAATCTCACCCATTACATCTACGACAGGTAGCTGCTGCCGTAGCTGGTCAATCAGGTACTCGAATACTTCGTTTTTGTTACTCATCATCAAACCCCATTGTTATCACTTTCGTGTCGCCGTTACACACCGAAGTGCTGCCTAGTATCTCGTAAGCATCAACCAGTTCGCCTAAAGTCCAGGACCTATACCCTTCCATCCAAGTTGCTGCGGGAATCATATTCTGTCTCTCCTCTCGTTTGTGTAAGTGAATAGTAGCCTATTCTATCTTAGCGTGCAAGTAAATTTTATTGGTGTTTTAAAGATAATCGTTCGCTACTAATCCAGTAGTGCCTCGGGCGTCGCGCCCACTGACGCCATCGCATAACACGGTACTTGTTGCCGTTTGATGCAACAATAAGCCCGAATCGCTTTTCTCCGTTTCTACCGGTCCAGGTTACGATGTCATTAAGTTTCATTGTTGCATCTCCTTCAATAGTCGCTTCGATTGTTGCGTTTGGTGAAATAGAACAAAAATGAGAAAAATGATACGCTGCTGTGTAGCAGCGTAAGTCACTCAGTAAAATCCCAAACTATTGAACATCACACTTCTGGTGGCTCAGGTAATGGCATCCAGTGAGAAAACACTTCCTGCACGTGTTCCCCGTAGTCCGCCCGGAAATCACACCAAGTTACCCCATCCCACTCGTACACATTGTTCTGGACCACACCACCCATACTACTGACAACCAAAACTGGCTGGCCATGGTCTGGCATCCGCTCACTACACTTAATCCACTTACCCATATCTCACCTCTGATTCGCGATAAACAACACACCAGCTTTCCACTTACCTTTCTGAGTAAGTAGATAGCATATCTAAGATCGATTCATCAGACTTCGGAGAATCGCATTTTAACGCTTCATGTGTCTGATTCTTGTATGAACGCGAGAGCAGCACTTCGTCAGCACGAGATTTGTACTGCACACCAGCTTTCCACGCCCGCCACGCGAGACGCGTCTTAACGTTCAGGTACTCTTTCTTCGAACCCTTGTTAACCGGCAGACCATCGACGACGGCCCACCGTTCGAATGCTTCTCTCATAACTCACCCCATCTTCTCTTTAACGTGCACCCAGAACTCACCGCAGTACCAGCACCACATAAGATTAGGTGTCTCGCGAACCCATCCGTAATCCCCGCGTGCGCGAATCGGGATAATGCCTTTAGTGAAATAATAACCTGTTCGCAGAAACTCATGGTCGCGCGTCGCGGTGCGCCACATGTTATAAAACTGCTCCAGCCCAGCACCCCGACGCATGACCCGTACCTTATGAAGAGTGTCGGAGACTTTTTCCAGTTCAGCGTTATTCATTAACGGCAACTCCCTCAGAGTCGTCGGCACTGGCATCATGATTCGATGCCGTTCGTAGCGCACGTAAAACTTTTAGCAGGTCCTTCCATACCCCGGAAGAAATAGTTGGGCCGTCGAATAAAATAACCTCGTATCTGTTTACCTGGAAATGCACTTTCTCCAGTTTATGATGTTTCAGTTCTTCGAATAATTCGTCCATCACTTCGCCCCTTTGAATTTAAAATTGTTGCCGATTAGCTTTAAATTCTCTTCCGCTACGTATACCACCGAATTTACTCCTCTCACCTTTTGCACAGTAACTACGTACTCTCCCGGAAATAAAGCGGATTTTAATTCAATCACACCGTGTTTACCGTCGGCGCATTTAACCAACTGACCCTTTTTAAACATAACCCTCACTCCTCTGTCTCGTTTCGATAAGTGAATAGTATCCTATTATATTGGGGTGTGCAAGAGAATAGTTACGTTGCCGTTGTGATTCTTTCGTGTAATAGGGTAGCGAGCGAAACGAAACGAACGGGGTGCCGAAGGCACCAAGAGTGAGTGAGTGAGCTTGCGGTTCTAACCTACGTCAAATCAGTAACTTAGATACTTAGGCGGGAATAACAATAGACTATGGCCCTTCCGAATGCGCCAGCGAGACTCACTCCACACGTCGAGACGTGCTCGTTTCGCCTGCCGCGCACCGCGGTCGCTTGTTCATACTTCACAAGCTCAGGACGAGCTTAGCATATTTCCTGTC